TGGACCAACAGGGCGGAATTTTTTACGGCCCGTCAAATCAAATTCAATTTAACGGAATGCCTCTCGACTCGCGCGACGTAATCCAATTTCTAAGCCCGATCGAAGGACTCAATTTCACATCACGCCGCGCAATAGAAACCGCGCTTCGCATTGAGGAAGCCCGCGTCCGAAACGCTTCATCGTCCATTCCTGCCGGCGTCCTAAAAATTACCGAAGGGGAACCGATGAGCGCGGAGGACCTCCAGCAACTCGCCGCTCAATTTAATCTCGCGCGCATGACTAACCAGACGGCGGTCATTTCGCAAGGGTTGACGTACACGGAAACAAGCGCGACCCCGGACCGAATGCTTTTGATCGACTCCGCCGATTACAGCGCGAAAGACCTCTCGCGCGCGATGGGCGTCCCGCCGTATCTAGTCGGCGTTTCTACCGGATCATATTCATATCAAAACGCTTCCCAAAGCCGTATCGATCTTGTGACTTTTGGGTGTCTCCCATTGATGAATTGCATCGCGGAAACATTGTCAAGCGATAACGTCCTTCCGCGCGGAACAAAAGTCCGTTTTGATACTTCCGACTTTTTAGCCGAGGACTATATGGGCGGAGACGTCGAGGAAATTGAACCGATGGATTCCCCGGACGAAATATCAGATATGCCAGAAATGGCGACTCAATAGGTTTAGGATTCGATCATGATTCGTTTAACCCCGCAAAACTTCACAGTTGACGCCGCCGCGCCAGACGCTCCAGCACGACGAACCGTTTCCGGCGTCGCGGTCGTTTATGGTGTCGAGGCCACGGTTTCCGATGGGACCCGCGTCAAATTCGCTAAAGGCTCGCTCCCGCTTGACGGACCAGCGCCTAAAATTTTTATGTATCACGACTCCAGTCAGCCCGTAGGAATTTTGACCGAACGAATCGAAGCCGAAAATTCGGTTCTATTCACTGGGCGTATTTCAGAAACAACTCTCGGAAATGAATTTTTGGTTTTGGCCCAAGATGGAGTCGTCGATCAAGTCTCAGTCGGCGTAAATCCCCTTAAATTCCGTTACACAAAAGACGGAGTAATGGAAATCCTTTCGGCGGACTGGTTCGAATTGTCTATGGTCCCTCATGGAGCCGTCGCCGGCGCCGTCATAAACCAGATCGCGGCCAGTATCCCCGACGCGGAGGATATCCACGAAAACGAAACCGAAGTAGTGTTTAATGAAATAGAGAACTCACAAGGAGAAAACGAAATGTCCGAATCAGTAGAAACCCCAGCCGTAATCGAAGCGTCAACTATCGCTCCGCTTTTTGCTCAACCAAAACAAGCTTTCAAAATGCCAAGCGCCGCCGAATATATTTCGGCATTCATGCAAGGCGGATCAGTCGCCGCAGAAATGCAAGCAAAAATTCAGGCCGCCGCTCCGGACGTTAATACGCTCGGCGGCTCATTGGATGGCGTGTTGCCTTTGCCAATTGTTCAACCTGTCTATAACAATTTCCGAGGCTTGCGCCCGCTCATCGATGCAATGGGCCCTAAGGCAATGCCGCAAGGTGGAAAGATTTTCATTCGTCCAAAGGTCACGACCCATACTTCAATTGGTGGACCTGAAACCGAATCACAGACAATTACCGACGGAACTTTCGTTATTAGCGATGAGCAAGTGACGAAGCGAATTTTCGGTGGATACGTTTCAGTATCCGAAGCCTCGATCGACTGGACCCAGCCGGAAGTGTTGTCGCTTTTGCTCGACGACATGGCGCGAATCTATGCAAATCAAACCGATTTGTACGCTTGCGAACAATTTGAAGCCGGCGTTTCCCAGACCGCGACCCTTACTTCGGCAACAGACGCCGCCGACTGGGCCGCTTTTGTTTACGAAGCCGCGACCGACATTCTCGTTAACTCAAACGGAAACCTTCCGAACGCGCTCATCGTGTCTCCGAACTATTTCCAAGTCCTCGGAGGTCTAACCGACGACGCCGGTCGTCCATTGTTCCCGCAAGTCGGACCAATGAACGCTTATGGTTCAATGAACCCCGGATCCGTTGAATCGTCCGCTTTCGGCTTGCGCCTTGTAGTGGACCGTAACTTGGATAACCAAGTTTATGTCGGAAATACCGACGGATTCGAAGTATTCGAGCAGGCTAAAGGCGCGATCAGTATCGACACGCCTTCAACGTTGTCAAGGACCGTCGCCTTCCGTGGCTACCTTGCAACCTTGATGATCGACTCAACCAAATTCGTTAAGCGCGCATAACTCCCGAAAGGAGGCCCAATTATGGCCGCCTACTCGGTCGTTCAAAAACAATTAGTCGATAATTTCGCCGTCCTCGTTCTCTTAACCCCAGCAGAGATCGAGGTCGGCGCGACTATTGTCGTTACAAATGTTGACGCTACTTTTAACGGCTCGTTCGTCGTAAGGGCGCTTCCCGAATATTTATTCATGGGCGTCGATCAGTACGGCGATTTAATTTATGATCCGCTAGTTCCGATCGCGAATCAAGTTCTTTACGCAAAGACTGCCGACAATGTCGAGCGTCAAGCGGCTTTGGGAACCGTAACCATAACCCAGACTTGTACTTGGATTAGCGCTCAAGACCTTTACGATTATTTAGGAATTGGAGTCGCTACCCAGTCCGACGCTAATTATCTCACTATTTGCGCGGCCGCGGCTTCTCAATTTAGTTGGAGGCGACGAATGGAGTCCGGCTACACGGATTCACTAACGACTGTTCCTTCGCAAGACGTAAAACTCGGAGCGATTATGTACGGTTCCGCGATGTACAGGGCCCGCGGCTCCATCGAATCTTTCAATAGTTTCCAAGATATGGGAGTGGCCCCAGTTACCGGACTAAACGGAATCATTCGCCAATTGCTCGGAATTGACCGCCCACAGGTCGCCTAATGCCAATAACCCCGACCGTTTACACGGACTTCCTAAACGAAGCCCTCGACGATCTAACGACGACCCTTCAAACGATCCTCAATTTGCAAGTGGTAAACGATCCCCGAAATATCGTTCCGCCTTGCGCGCTAATCAATTCCCCATCGATCGAAGCTTTTAACAACAAGATCGTTAAAGCGACTTTCACGGTCCAAGTAATGACCTTGGGCCCCGGCAACCTTGACGGCGAACGCTCGCTTTTATCAATGGTCGCAAAATTGATCGATAAAAACGTGGCGGTCACGTCTGGCCGTCCGACCAATATCGACATAGGCGGAACCGCGCTTCCGGCTTACGAATTGATAATCCCCATAATGGCTACTTCCAATTACTAAAGTAAAGAAAGAACGAAGGAGAATTTCAAAATGGCTTCATATTTAGCAAACCCAGTTATCACTATCGGCGGCGTGAATCTAACCGGTTTCTGTACTGCCGCCAATGTCGTTAGGCGTTTCGATGTTCTGGAAAATACGGTTTTCGGAATGACAGACCGCAAGAGTCAAAAGGGCCTCGGAAACCATGAAGCGACCGTAACTCTTTACATGGATTACAGCGATAACGCGACGTATGAAGTTCTCTCGCAATTGGTCGGAACCCAGACGACAATTATCGCGACTCCGGCAAGCGGCGTAAACTCGCCGACGAATCCGGGTTTTACCCTAACCGATACTTTGCTGGCCGAATTACCAGTCCTAAACGCGAGCCTCGGCGAGCTTCAGTCCATAGACCTAGTGTTTACACAAGGCGAATATTCAGTCGATATCTCATAACGACGGCCGTTCCTCGGCCCGACACAAGGAGCAAAAATGAAAGTTAAGTTATTCATTGACCGTAAAGGCGACGGCGAAAACATTGAAACCGTTTTCACAAACCTATTCGTCATTACAGAATGGGAACGAATCGAGAATCGTCGCGCGTCCGACGGTCGCGGTTTCGGCATGACCGAAGTGACCGTCTGGGCTTATTTAGTTTTAAAATTGCGCGGAGAAAAACTTCCGGACACTTGGCGCGAATGGGTAAAAGAGAATCCCGAAATGATTATCACTTCGGAGGATAAAACGGACGTAAACCCTACGGAGGCGGCTACCGTCGGCAATTAGCCGAATTGTTAGTCGCCTTGGGCTGGGCCCCGAAATTTTATTCCGAAACCTTTGACACTCGCGACCTCCAGACGGTGATCTATTGTCTAAAGAAAGCGAACGAAAGGTCAAACCGTGGCGCGTGAATTTAATCCTCAAATGGGCGATCTTGCTCGAATAGAGGTTTACGGCGTCCCCGAAATGCTCAAACTTTTAAAAACAATAGACCCAGCGTTACGCAAAGCAACCCAAGCAAAAATGAAATTAGCCGCCGCGCCGATCCTCGCCGAAGCGCGCTCACTCATTCCGGAAGTGGCGATCGAGCCGGGGGAAAAAGGTCGCAAACGTGGAGGAGGCTGGAAAGTTACGGGACGTCTTGGATATGACGCGAAAGCCGTCCGACGCTCAATCAAGGTCACGTTTAAAGGCTCACGCATTCGAGACAAAAACGCGAACACGTTTCCACTTTTAAAGCTTGTTTTAGGTTCTGCCGGCGGATCAATATTTGATATGGCTGGAAGGTCCGGTTCGGGTAATACCCCATCGGGGACCGCGCTTATCCGTAAACTACAAAAGGACCGAGGTGGAGCGTCGCGCGTTATGTGGAGATCAGTAGAAAGCAAAATCGGAGAAGTCGAGCAAGGCGTCAAAGATGCGATCGCCGACATGGAATATGCGATAAATCAGCGCGCGCAAATGGTCGGTAAATAATGGCTATTTCCGTCCCCATCGTCTCGGAATGGAATCCGCAAGGACTCGATCGCGCGGTCGCCGACTTTAAAAAACTTGAGGGCGCCGGCGCTAAAGCGAATTACGTCATTAAAAAAGCGGCTCTCCCAGCGGCCGCCGCGGTCGGTGCTTTAGGTGTTGCCCTTGTAGGCGCTACCAAAGCGGCGATGGAGGATCAAGCGGCCCAAGCCGAACTCGCTCGTACTCTTTCCATTAGCGCGTCCGCCACAGACGCCCAGATCGCGTCTAACGAGGAATTGATATCAAAGATGAGTCTCGCCTCGGGAATCGCCGACGACGCTCTAAGGCCCGCTCTGGCGTCACTCGCGAGAGGTACAAAAGACCTCGGGACCGCGCAAGACGCGTTAAGCCTTGCGATGGATATTTCCACGGCTACGGGAACCGATCTCACTACCGTTTCCGACGCTTTGGCGAAGGCTTATCAAGGCAATATGAAGGGCCTTCGAGCATTGTCCCCAGAAATGGCGACACTCATTAAAGAAGGCGCGGACCTTAATACCGTTATGGACGTTCTCGGAGGGACCTTCGGAGGCGCGACCGCGACCGCCGCCGGAACCGCCGAAGGGCAAATGAAACGTTTCGGAATTGCGATCAGCGAAGCAAAAGAAAACATCGGCGCCGCGCTTATCCCAGTAGTTGAAAAAGCGCTTCCACTTTTGACCGCGATGGGATCATGGGCCCAAGAAAATACGACAACATTCCTCGTTATTTCCGGCGTGATCGGTGGAATCGGAGTCGCCATTTTGGCCGCTAATGCCGCGATTCGAATCTGGACATTAGGCGCGCAAATTGCGACGGCCGCTCAGTGGCTTTGGAATGCCGCGCTAACCGCTAACCCTCTCGGGCTAATCGTCGTCGGAATTGCGGCGGTTATTGCGATCCTTGCAATTCTTTACACCAAATTTGAAGGCGTCCGAAAAGTAGTTGACAACGTGTTCGGATTTATCAAAGAAGCCGTAATCGGAACCGTTGACGTAATAACGACATACGTCCAGACGGTGCTCGGCGTATATAAAACAATTTTTAACACGATCGCGAAACTATGGAATAACACGATCGGAAAACTTTCTTTCGAATTCCCGTCATGGGTCCCTGGACTTGGCGGAAAAGGTTTCAGCGTCCCAAATATTCCAATGCTCGCGGAAGGCGGAATCGTTAATTCTCCGACATTGGCGATGATCGGCGAGCGCGGCCCCGAAGCCGTAATCCCATTAAACCGCGCCGGCGGAATGGGCGGAAACTACACGATTAACGTTAACGGCGGATTCGCGTCTAGCGCCGAAATTGGCCAGTCGGTCGTGAATGCGATTCGCGCTTTCAATAGATCAAACGGTCCAGCAAATATTCAGGTTTCGTAATGTCGGCGACGATCGTCCAGTCTGGGGATTATGACCTTTTAATCGACACGGGATTTGATTACGAATCTTTTGTTTTAGATTCCGCGACGCGAGGCATTCTTGACGAGGATATTCTCGGACCTAATTCGTCCTACGCTTCGGTAATTGACGGAGCGACAAATATTTCTATATTCCGCGGCCGACGCGATATCGGCGACCAAGGAATCGTCGCTGGAACTATGTCCTTTGAATTGCTTGACACGACGGGAATCTTTAATCCCTTCGACGATCAAGGCCCATATTTTGACCCTTCAAATAATCAGCCGGGGCTCGCTCCGCTTCGTCGCGTAATACTTAGCCGAGAAAACGAAGTCCTTTTCAAAGGCTATATAACTTCGTATTCGTACTCATTCGAACTTGGAGAACTTGATCGCGTTTCCGTTAATTGCGCGGACGATTTCTATTATCTCGCTCAGACGTATCTCTCCGAATGGAACGTTACGGAACAACTTTCAAGCGATCGCGTAACCGATCTTTTAGACCTTCCCGAAGTTAACTTCCCAGCATTAGAACGAAACATTTCAACGGGAACCGTAACCCTCGGAGGCGCGGCCGCTTACACGGTTTCAAACGGAACTTCGGTCGCGAACTATGCCGCGCAAATTCAACAGGCGGAGCAGGGACGAATTTTCATTGACAGAAATGGGAATTTTTGCTTTCAGCCGAGGCTGGGAAATACGCTCGCCGGCTCGACAATAGATTTTCACGACAACGGCGCGATCGGAACGGCCGGTTATGACGCGGTTGGGATCGCCTTCGACGCGGATCAAGTCGTCAACCGCGCGTCCGTTCAACACTTGGGAGCGTCAAGTCCGCAAGTAGCCGAGGACCTCGCCTCGCAAGCCCAATATTTAATCCAGACGACCTCGATCACGGGATCGCTCGTTCATAACGACGCGGCCGCCTTAGCCCTTGCCGAATACCTTTTAGTACCTAATCCCGAACCGCGCTTTACCGAAGTTTCCGTCGGCTTCGTTTCCCTTACCGAAGCCCAGCGCGACCTTGCTGGATCGTCT